TTGTAGACCATACACCCCCCCTCCCCCGCGCCCGCATGCGGGGGGGGGCGAGCGCGATACTAGGAAAGAGCGCGAGCCTATACAGAGTCAGTGCCTCAGCCTGCCCTAGCCCTGCCTTGTCCTAGCCAAGCCTGCATGCATAGCCTTGCAAGCAGGTGCTTATCGTTTAAACATGCAAGCATTGCAGGTGGGTGAGTCATCACCCCAGGGTTATTAAACTGCTGGTATCGGTATCGGTATATCTCTACCTACATAACTTTGATAGTGGTGGGGGTCTGACCTGCACTTTTACCCCACAAGGGCTATGTGATGTAAATCACATGCCCTAAGATGTCCAATAGTGTCCTTCTGGACACCTATAGTATAGTGAGAGGCGAAATTATCGGAGCCTCTCTGCTAAGCAACAGCGCCCTCTAGGGGCGCACCCTAAATGAAGCCCTAACCTTCGGCTTCGTTTAGACTTCGCCTTCGGTTAGAGTTTGCCCCAAAACTCACCACAAATGGTTTTGGAGCATGCTATGGAAAGAAAGAGAACAACCTCTGCTTCGCATAAAAGCGATGCTATTAAAAAGCAAGTCATTGACTTCCTAATGCAGGGGTACTCTGTCCAAAAGGCGATGGATGCCGTAGGTCGAAGTGTTAAGACCTATGAGTACTACCGAAAGACCGATGAGCAGTTTGCCTTAGCCATTGATAAGATTCGCTCTTTAACAGCACGGGGTGAGGTCGGCTCTCCACGAGGGGAAGTACCACCCTTCCCAGAGTTTTCAGAAAAATTTTTAGGGGTCCAAGTATTCCCCCATCAAAAGCACTGGATTGATTTACTAGAGGGTCGAGAGCCTGAGGATGTACATCCTGCTATCTCCTATGAACCTGGGTCATCAGACCTAATCATAGTCAACACCCCACCAGAACACGCTAAGTCTACGACCATTACAGTAAACTATGCGGTATATCGGATTTGCCAGAACCCTAATATCAGAATAATGATTGTGTCTAAGACACAGGCTATGGCACAGAAATTCCTGCTTTCTATCAAGAATCGTCTAACCCATCCTCGTTATCAGGATTTACAACTAACCTTTGGTCCGCCAGGGGGATATGAAAAAAATTCCGATTCGTGGAAGCAGGACCTAATTTACCTATCCTCCGAGTCTCGTGACTCTGGAGAAAAGGACCCTACAGTTCAGGCTGTGGGTATTCGTGGTCATATCTATGGTGCCCGTGCTGACTTAATCATCATGGACGACTGTGTTGACCACACTAACGCCCATGAGTACGAGAAGCAGATTGACTGGATTCAATCCGAAGTTATGTCTCGTATTGACAATGACGGCGGACGACTACTGGTTGTAGGCACTCGACTACGCCCACGAGATTTATATTCCGAATTGCGTGACCCTATGCGCTATCCAGACGAGACATCCCCTTGGACATACTTTGCCCAACCTGCCGTATTGGAGTTCGCAGATGACTCGAAGGACTGGGTTACGCTCTGGGCTAAGACCAACATGCCTCCCGTATCTGGCAATGGTGTACCTGATGAGGACGGACTCTACGACAAGTGGACAGGTCCAGCACTGCATAAGAAGCGAAGCCGTATGTCCCCAAACTTGTGGGCGATGGTCTACCAACAGCAACAGGTTCACGAAGATTCTGCTTTCCCATCAGATGCTATCAAAGGCGTTATTAACGGCGCTCGCAATATTGGGATTATCCCGAAAGGTAAGCATGGCGTTCGACCTAATGGTATGGACGGGCTTATTGTGGTTGCTGGTCTTGACCCCGCTGGCTCTGGTTATACCGCCGCTGTGGTTCTTGGCTTGGATGTTTCTACGCAGAAGCGTTACTTGCTGGATGTCTCCAATGTTGCGGGGATGAAACCAGATGACATTCGTAATTTAATTAAAGACTGGACTGAACGCTACAGAGTTACAGAGTGGCGTGTTGAGAAGAACGCATTTCAGACAATGCTTACGCAGGATAGAGAAGTCCGTGAGTTCTTAACTCGCAGTGGCTCTATGTTGCGTGAACACCATACTGGTCAGAACAAGTGGGACTCAGACTTTGGTGTGGCATCTCTAACAACTTTGTTTTATGGATGGGATGAAGGCAATGCTCTTATTGAGTTCCCTTCAACACATTCTTCCGAGGGTCTTAAGGCTCTCATTGAACAACTTGTGACATGGTATCCAGATTCACCTAAGTCACAAAAGACAGATACAGTCATGGCGTTCTGGTTCGCAGAACTTGGATGTCGTGACCGCTTGGCAAGTGCAACTAACTTTTCTAAGAATCACAACAGAATGGGTATGTTTCATACGCCGTATGACCGCTCACAACAATACACCGTCAATCTTGACGAACTATACGCATAGAACAGGAGGCGAATGTGGCTCTATCTTTAGATGATATTAAAGATAACTATGACCGCTACCGCCAGCAATTCGCCGAGCGAGACAGCCGCATGGAAGCAGTGCTGCTTGTCCGCAAGGGTCGCATGCGTGATGTTTACCCAGACCTTTTCCCCGATGGTCCTTTTGAAAATCCTATCGTGGCAAATATGGTGGACATCGCAGCACGCGATTTGTCAGAAGTAATTGCTCCGCTACCAGCATTTAACTGCAACTCACCTACAATGGTGTCAGAGTCTGCTCGCAAGAAGGCAGACAAGCGTGAAGAAATTGTTAACTCTTATGTTGACTTTTCTGATTTGCAAAGTCAAATGTTCACAGCCGCTGACCGCTATATCAGTTATGGTTTTGTTCCAGCACAAGTAGAGTTCGACATGGAAGCGCAGATGCCTCGCATCCGTTTCTTAGAAGCAGTTGGTTCTTACCCAATCATTGACCGCTTTGGAAATGTTAACGCTCTCTACCAGCGCACAATGAAGCCAGTATCTGAACTTATGGCTTTGTACCCAGAGTACGCACACATCTTGTACGACAAGGATGAGCACAACTCAATGACATCTTTGTTAGAAGTTGTGCGTTATCACGACAAAGACCAAGATGTTTTATTTGTACCAACACGCAATAACCTTGTTATTGACCGTGCTAAAAATCCTATTGGCGAATGTATGGTCCGCGTTGTTATGCGCCCATCACTTGACTCACAGGCTCGTGGTCAATTTGATGATGTATTGCCAATCCAAGTAGCAAAGGCACGCTATGCACTTCTCTCACTTGAAGCAGCAACTAAAGCAGTTCAAGCACCCATGGTCGCGCCAAGAGATGTCAGTGATATTGCTCTTGGACCAGATGCTATCATTCGTACAGAACGACCTCAGGATGTCCGAAGAATCCCATTGGAGATACCAGCAGGTGCTTTTGCACAGCAGCAGGTTCTTGAAGGAGAGTTGCGTTTAGGCTCTCGTTATCCTGAATCTCGTACAGGTAACATTGATGCTTCAATCGTTACAGGTCGTGGTGTTCAAGCCCTTATGGGTGGATTCGATACACAGATTAAAACAGCACATGCAATGTTTGCTCGTGCATTTGTCGAATTGATGAGCCTTGCTCTCAAGGTTGACGAAATGGTATTTGCCGATGTTGAGAAGAACCTGCGCGGTACTCGCAATGGAACTCCATATAACATCAAGTACAAGCCAAAGAAGGACATTGATGGTGATTACACTGTAGATGTTCAATATGGTTTGATGGCAGGACTTGACCCTAACCGCGCTTTGGTATTTGGTCTACAGGCTCGCGGAGATAAGTTGATTTCACGCGATTTCCTACGCCGTCAGATGCCTTTTTCTTTCAATGCAACACAGGAAGAAGAAAAAGTTGACACCGAAGAACTACGCGATGCAATGAAGCAAGCGATTGCTTCTTATGCTCAGGCTATTCCAGCCCTTGCTTCTCAAGGTCAAGACCCGTCTGACATTCTTTACAAACTTTCAGCCGTTATCAATGCACGCCAGAAGGGAACCTCTATTGAGGTTGCGGTTTCTGATGCGTTTAAACCACAGAATCCCCCACCTGGTGCGATGACCCCTGAGGGTATCGTAAGTCCTGACATGATTGGGCAGCCAGGAGCGGTCCCGCCAGGTGAGGGCGAACTTCCACTAGGTATGTCTGCAACTGGTCGTATGCAAGGTGTAGCACCAGGACAGATTGCTCCAGGCGGTCGTCCAGATGTTCAATCTCTTTTAGCAGGATTAACAGCGAGAGGCGAACCTAATCTACAGGCTTCTCTCCAAAGACGAGTACCAGTATAAAGGGGGTGAAAAATGAAGAAAGCGACAGCAAAGAAAGCAACAGGAAAGAAGCCAGCGAACCAAGGTTCAGCAGGTAAGCCTAACTACCAGAAGCCTATGAAGTCATCTGTTAAGAAGATGTCTAATAAGTCAGGTATGTTGTACACAACAAAGCAACCAAGCGGCACACGCGGGTCAGGTAAGTAATTCTTAATCCTGAGCATGATTTAAAACTGCTCAACTAATTTTAAAAGACTGAACTTAATTGTGAGGGAACTATGGCACTGCCAAAAAATCAGAACTTTGAGGTATCCGCAACAGGCGGAGCGGGAACTAATGGTCAACCAGCACGCTATGCAGCAGGCATAGACGGCGCACAGGACTTCTATGACCTACAGACTGCAGCACAAATGAGTGGCTCAAACCCAGCGTTCTCTACAGTTCCTTCCCCATCAGGTCAACGCCCATTCCGAGGCGACAGCGCAGCAAAACTTGTACCACTAGATGCACCTACTCAACGCCCTGAGGAAGATGTCCGCACTGGTGGAAGCATGGCTACAGACACAATGTATGCAACAGATTCAATGGCTAACTCAGAAGATGCAGACCGTATGCGTGCAGCACTTCCATACTTGTCAACACTTGCAGAGTTGCCACAGACATCAAATAATTTCCGCAACTATGTACGATACCTAAAGAGTGTACTTTGAGTTTTTCCGAGACACTTGGCGGTTTTGCCAAAAAACTTCAAGGTAACGGATTTGCCAACGACATAGGCTTACCGACTTTATTGTTTGACCTTGCTTCTGTGTCATCTAATGACAAGAATTGGGTAGGCGATGCTTTTAACATTGCTGGCGATACTTTTCGTTCATCAGTGTTAGCAGCATCTTTCCCAATTCGTAAAGCATCAGGTTTTGCAATCCAAAAGGCTTTGCTTCCAGCAGCACAGTTGTCATACGAAACTGGTGGTCGTTACCTTCGTGAGCCATTATCAGCAGCATTAACAACACTTGCAACTGGTGATGTAAAAAAGTCATGGGAAAACCGTGATGAGATTTCTCCAGGACAAGCACTTGCTTATTTGCAGTCACGCTTTCCTGTAACAGGTAATGCGGTAATGGGATTTGATGAAGGTTTTGACATCTTCAATCCTAATGACAGAAAAGACTTTGAAACAGACTGGAATCTTCGCACTATCACTGGTGCTTACGACACATTCTTTACAACAGTAACTGACCCACTAGGCAAAATTGGCAAGGCTGCAGGTCTTGCTCGTAAGGCTTTGGTTACACGCCCAATGGGTGCTGTTGATGCTAACGCTTCAACTTTGGCTCGTGACTTCTTTATGCCAAAGAGTATCCGTAAGACAACTATTATTTCTCCTGAGACTCTTGCAAGAACAATTAACGAGGGTCGTGAAGAAGGCGGAGAACTTTACAATACGCTTTCATGGTTTGCTAAGAGTGACCAAGTTTCATCACGCAGCCATCCAACTGTTGAACTTTCTAATGATGCAGATACATTGTCATACCTTTTAGGTGAGGCAAAAACTGTAGATGATGTAGCAGATACATTTATGGCTACAGCGCTTAAGGACAAAGAAGCAATGGCTCGTCTTGTCGCCAAGCGTAAAGACCTAGCCTTTGTTATGGATAAGATTAAAGATACATCTACAACAGAACTTAATATGTTGGACAATATCCCAACTAACGGCATTGTAGATGACATCAACAAGTTAGATTCAGCAGATGCTCTTGTCAAGAATCTTGATGAAGATGTTTATTTCCGCTACTTAACAACCCTTAATGACAAGGGTGCAGATTTAACTAAGCGTACTTTTGGTGCATCACCATTTGAAAAGATGGCTATTAACCGAGCAGAGCGGCGTGCAGCAGGCATCCGTGGCAAAGTTGATGATATTGATTCACCAACAAGTTTCCCTACAGTAGGTTACTTCCAACCTACAAAGTATCATCCGCTAGTTGCGGTTGTTAACTTCGGCGTGAAAAAGGTAGGCGATGCTTTCCAGGAAAAGCCAGCAGGATATATTAACCTTAACGATTCTGATTCGTATAACGAAATTGCGGCATTTGGCAATCTTCTTCGCCGTGTTGTTGGAGACGAAGCAAACCCGATTGTCCAAAGACATTTAAACGATTACATCCAGTCAGGTGGCACACCAGAACTTCGTGCTCGTGTAGTTGAGTCATTTGAAGATTTAGCGATTACATCTATTAACCGCAAACTCGGTATCTCCGATGAAGCAGGCGCACAAATCTGGGGAGCATACAAGTCTCGCCGTGAGACTGCACGCTCTATGATTAAGGACCGCAAGTTCTTAATGACTAATGATGATGTTATTCTTAAGATTCCTTACTTAGAACGCCAAGGCGCTAACGCTTTACCAATGGTTGACTTGGAAAACTACGAGCGTGTTCTTATGAAGAACAAGGGACTTCTCAAGGCACTAGAAGGTGGCTTTGATGTTGTAGACCCAGACTCATGGCGCTATACCACTGGCATTATGAATGACATGTGGAAGGCATCAGTTCTTCTACGCCTTGGTTACACAGTAAGAAATGTGTCAGAAGGTGCGCTGTCTATCATGGCTAAGGGCTACGGCTTAATGGCTCTAGGTGACTTAAACCGCGAAGGCTTTGATGCATGGTACTCAAATCGTGTACGCGACATTGAGCGCATCACTGACCGCCGTTTAGTATCACAAGGCGCTCGTGAAGATTCTATTCAACTGCGCCGTTTATTTGCTGAGAAGCAATATGAGTTTGGTGCTGCTGACCGCATGTACAACGAGTTGCTTGCATACTTGCCAGCAGCAGAGCGTGCGTTCCTTAATGGCAAGTTAGATGAAGCGCAGTTAAAAGAAATTATTGATGTTTTCCAGTATGCAACTGGTGAGTATCTATACCATGGAACACCTACTCCTATCAATGGTTTAGATAACACTCGTCCATTTGCGATGAGCCTGTCACAGGATATTGCTAACCGCTATGCCGATGCTGCAATGCCAACTGTTTCTGCCGCTGATATTTACAAGCGCATGACTGGTCGTGCTGGTCGCTTGCCTAAGAACATTGAGCGTTCTGCTGCTGATGAAATTGGTTCAGAAGCAATTATTGACAGACTCAGTGAAGATGAATTTTTAGAACTTACAGAGTATGTAGCAGGAAACTTTCAAGATATTCAAGCAGGATTGCGTGATGCAAATTTTGCAATATCTCGTGGACGAAATATACCAGAACTTCCAAAAACATTACAGAGAACAATTCAGCGAAGCGTTCTTAAAGAACCACTAACTGTATATCGTGGAACTACTAACCCAAGAAATATTTTTGCTAACGCGCAAGTTGGCGATATTATCGAAGAACCTGCTTTTGTTTCAACAAGTTATAGCGATGATGTTGCAAGAAATTTTGCAACTCCAAATCCTTTAAATAAAATACCAACATTAAATACAAATCTTAAACCTGGCGAAGATATGTTTATACCAGGAGAAGAAACCATTTCTACGCAAATAAAAATGAAACTTCCTAAAGGTTTAAACGGTTTAGATGTTGGCGCAACTTATCAAGATTTTTCTAATAAAACAGGAACTCAAATTAGCCGTGAAACGCTAATGATGGTTAACAGAGAGTCGGAAGTTTTACTTCCTGCTGGAACAAAGTTTCGTGTTATTAGCCGTGGCGGAAATGTAGATTCTGGATTTGTAGTTACTGTTGAAGCAATCCTTCCAAAGGCTGCTCCTAAGCAGAAGCCATCACTTGCTATGGAAACTATCGGTGCAGACATGCGCGATGGCTTCATCAACACAGTAAACAATGGTAATCAAGTAGAACTACTGAACCCTCAAACAGGACAGTGGCGAACCATTGACCCAAATACAGTTTCTCAGAAGATGCTTGTTCAAGGCACATTCCGTATTCGTAAACCTGGCAATCAAGGTGCAGTCCTTGGCAACAAGGTTTATGGAGAAAGCATTGACCTTCGTTTATTCCAAGGTAACCGAGCCAAACTAGGTTTAAAAGACTACCCAGAATTGCAAAAGATTCTTGGTGTTGGAGAAACTGCTGGTTGGAAAACTCGTGCAGCATGGGAAGGCAAAGAGGACCAACTCCTTGGCTGGATGCGTGCTAATGGCGTAGGAAAGTTAGTACTTCCTGATACTAAGGCTAATGGCAACGCTACAGTTCTTGTAGACCCAGAGATGGTAGAAGCCTTTGGTGAACAGCCTGCTGTTCTGCTTGCTGAAAAGCGTTTAAACGCAATTAAAAACCAGCAGCAATTACTTTCTGATGAATCTCGTGTGGCTAAACTAATCGAGGACACCATCAAGAATGGTGGCGCAACAGTTTCATTTACTGGCGATGTTCCTACATCAGGATTCTCTGTTGCTATCCGTGGTGCTACACATACATTCTCCGTAGAAGATGCTCGCAATAATCCTCAAGCATGGATTGATTCTATGGCTGAGCACTTTGAGAAGAACCTTGAGAAGTTTGGCACAGCAGACCATTTTGGTACTTGGGTGCAAGACATTGATGGCGTGCCACATATCTGGGCTGACCCTACGAATGTTATTGTAGATAAAGCAAAGGCTGCTAAACTAGGACTTGAAAGAAACCAAGTTGAAGTTGCTGACCTTGCCGCCATTCAAAAGGGCGACTGGGACAATGCAATGATTAACACTAAGGGTACAGGAGATAAAAATGCCAGCGCAGAATTTGCATTGGGTCAAGGCACCAAAGCCAGTATCGGAAATGTCCCAGGAGGAACGCAGGGCGTTCGCCGAGTTATTGGCACGGAGGGCTTTGGAAAACGCATTGATGAACTCGAAGCCATCCTCAGCACAAGAAAGTATCCAACAGACGGGCTTGTAAGTCTTGTTCGTGAGTTTGCCGATGGGCAGGCTGCAGCAAAGCGTGACATGAATGGTCTACTAAGTAGACTTGATGCACGCCTTGTAGAAGAAGGTCGCATTGCTGCACCTCGCCAGATTCAAGGCACAGGTCGCCGTACAGAAAGACTTTACGATGGCAGCATGGTTGAGTTTGACGATTCATTTAGAGGTGAAGGTGGAGCAATCCTACTATCTCAAACTGATAACGCTCAAACCTACCGCAATTTTGTAGACCATCCATCACAGTTATTCGCAGCAGAACACTCAAACTTTACAGAGGCTCGCCTCACAGCCAAGATGCCTGAGTACTACACAGGTTATGCTAACCAACTGAACTCATTCTTCCGCTCACCTGATGGTCGTATTGACCCTATCGTTGAAATGTTCCTTAATGGAATGAAGCCAGAGCAGGCTGTTGCATGGTTACGCAAGCCAGAGAATGTTGCTTACGCTCGTAAGTTTAACATTGATGTTCCTGGTATCAAGGTAATGTCAGAGCGTTTAAATGTATCTATGGATGCAGAAGATTTTGTTGGTGACTTGTATAGCGCCTATCAGCGCTACCTTCCAGACAATGAAGTGCAAGAAGCCTTCCGTGCTGGTGATGCAACAGAGCAATGGTTGCGTACACACTTTACTGATAACCCAAATATGCCAGACATTATCGGTCGTATTGTGCCTACAAGCCAAGAAGCCCGTACATGGCAAGAGGGTATGAGTAAGGTTGTAGAGCGTGCTTTCCACTTCTTAGGTTCATTACCCGAAACTACAGTGGCTCGTCACCCACTAGCCCGTCAGATTTATCGTGCAGAGTACAAGAATCGTTTAGATATTGCTCTTGCCACAAAGCGTTTAAACGAAGGCGATGCTGCCGAACTTACAGTAGATGACATTAACAACCTACGCGGACAGGTCATTGAGGCTACACGCAAGGAAGTTAACAGCACACTCTTTACTATTATTCGCAAATCATACGCAGGCGAAAAGATGCGTTTCATTATGCCGTTCTTTAACGCATGGGAAAACACTATTCGCCGTTGGTATGGACTTACTAAGGATAATCCAGCAGTTGTCGCCCGTGCAGGACAGGTTATTTCTTCTCTGCGTAACCAGCCAAATGTGGTTGACCAAGATGGTAACCAAACTACTGAGTTTAGTTATGACAACAAGATTGTCCTACCTATGCCAGAAGGTGCAATCAAAACAGTTAGCATGATTCCTGGCTGGGGTAAGGGAATGGCAGAGGCATTGCGTTCATCAGGAACTCAGATGTCTATTCCAATCCGAAGCCTTGACATCCTGTTCCAGGGTGAAGCGATTGCAGGATTTGGTCCTATTGTAACTATGCCAGTCAATGAGATAGTTAAAATAAAGCCAGACCTTGAGGACTTGGTTACATCAACAGTGTTGCCAGTGCTTCCATTTGGTCCACAAGAAGGCTTTCTACGCCAGTTGTTCCCACCTGCAGCACAGAAACTTATCTCATTACGAGGTCAGGATGAAGCGTGGAGCCGTACATTTAATACTGTTTACCGCTATGAATTGATTCGCTTTAACCTTGGCGAGCGCAATACATTGCCTGAACTTGGTGAGATTAAAACAATGGCAGATAACCTCTACAAGGTTAAGATGCTTTCTAACTTGGTAATGCCATTTGCTGCACAGTATGACTCAACATTAAGTTTCTACACACAGCAGTTCCGCCGTCTACAGCAGGTATACGGACAGGATGCAGAGGCTTTGTTCCTTGAGATGTACCCTGAAATGTCACCTGCTTTGATTAGCGCTTCTTACAATCCAACGGGTGTTAACGCATCACAGGCTGCATTTAAGAATACTCAGAAGTACAGCGGTTTGATTAGCAAAATTGGTCAGACTACACCTGAAATGATTGGCTTCTTGGTCAATGACCCTGATGGCAAGTATGATTTCTCAGAGGCTGTGTACGCATGGCAGTATGGCAATGCACCTGTTCCTGGTTCTACAGAGAACTACAGAGGTCGCCGCAACCCAGCAGACTTGAAGAAGGATGCTAATGTAAAGATGGGTTGGATTGAGTTCCGTAAGAATATGAACCTTTTGGACTCACAACTATTTGCACAGGGCTACACATCATTCAATGACAATGGTGCTGAGGAACTACAGACCCTTAAGCAGATGATGGTTGCTGACATGACTAACCGCAATAAAGATTGGGCTGCTGACTACTACAGCGTAGATAGAGGCAAGTGGATTTATCGCATGCAGTCTATGACTACCATGCTTTCAGACCCAACATGGATGAAGGAAAACGGTAACCGACCTGTTGTTCAATCTATCGCTGTATATCTAAATCTACGCAGCCAGATTGCCAGAGAGTTAGCAAGCCGTAAGGCATACGGAATGTCATCCACCCTAACAGCAAAAGATAACTCAGACCTTGATGGTTTGTGGAATCAGACTATCGCTCAACTTCTTCAAGGCTCTGGTGAGTTTGAAGATTTCTATAACCGTTTCTTGCAAAATGACCCTGTGACATTGGGATAGGACTATGGACGAAAAAGTAATATATCAGATACTTAAAGAGGAAAATCCTACTTGGTCAGAGAGCAAACTTCGTTCTGCCGCAACAGATATTGCAGCCAACCCAAAGGTGCTTGAGGCTGGTGCTGGTGGTTTAAGAAAAGCAGTTGTTAGTTTAGCAAAGACATTTCTTAAGAAGCCAACTAAGAAGCAGGTATTGCTTGGCGGTGGAGCACTTGGTCTTGGTGGTTTAGCCGTACAGGGTGGTGGAGATTCAGGCGTGCCTGATGCTACAGCAGCACAAGCCAACACAGACCTTATGATGGCAGCAGCACAATATGAGGCAGCAGGTGGAGACATCAATGCCCTTGCAAATACTGCAGCAGGTAAGCAACTGTTTAGCAATCCAAACTTTAGTCTTGGTTCTATTATGAATAGCGGAAGTTTTGCAAACCTAACCACTGGCGGTGTTTACACAGGCAAGCCAGTAACTGTAAGCGAGTATCAATGGGGTAGCGGAGGCGCTAAGCCTAAGACAACTATGAAAGATGTTGTTTCATTGACAGACTGGAAGAATCAATTTCCTATTGCAGACCCAAAGGCTTTGTCTCAATGGAAGGCAACTCTTGTATCTGCTGGTGTAGTTAGCGCAAGCGCAGGCTTGGCTGAACTTAAGCAACAATGGGAAGCATGGGGGCAGGCATCACAAGATGCTGGTCGCCAAGGACAGAAGTTAACTCCTTACCAACTCCTTGACATCCAACGCGGACTATGGGGTGGTGGCGGAAAAGACTACTCCACTTCATACCAGGTTAATCTTCTTAAAGAAGAAAATGTTAAGTCTATGTACAAGGCTGCCAGAGAACAAGAGGCAGGTCTTGTCGTAGGAGATGAGCAGGCTGCTGCATTTGCAGAGCGTATTAAGGCTCGCCAAATGGCAACACCTACAAAGACTGAGTACAAGAAGATTAAGGGCAAGATGACACCTGTAACCACACCAGGTTTCGGTGAAGCAGAGACTGCTGCTGCCGCTTTAGAACTTGCTAAGAAAGACCCACTATATGCAGAATTCCAAACAGCAAATGTGTTTGGTTCAGCACTTGAGAAGGCATTGGGGATTAGACCATAATGGTAGATACAACAACTATTCAAGGTATTAACGCTGCAAGCGCAGCGGACCCATTTGGTCAAAGCAAAGGCGACAAGTCTGTACCAACAATGACGACTTGGATTGTCAACCTGCTCAAGAATGTTCCTGAACTTAAGAACATCTACGACTCAGTACGCAACCCAGATGGTAGTTTTAATAGAACTATTGATGCCATTGTAGATATGATTAACAGCAGTTCTTGGTACCTAGATAATGGACCAACTGTTGCTGCAAATGTTGCTGCACGCTATAAGTTTGGTGAGAAATACTACAACCAAAAGGTTGGTCAGTACAAGATTACTATCTCTGGTCTTGCTACAGCCATTGGCTTAGATGTTAATGACCCAACTATTGCTGACTACCTAGAGGGCTTGGCGGAAACATCATTCCTTAATGGCTGGGATGATGACTACATTGAGAATACAATCATCGGCAATGCTGATATTGTTAATAAAATCGGTGGCGGTGCCTACGAAAAGTCAGTACAAGACTTGGCTCAATATGGAAATCTTATGGGTTTTACACTCAGCGATACAACAAGAAAAGATTACCAGCGCCGTCTTATTGGTGAAATAACCGAAGGTGGACTTCGCTCTCGTTCTACACCAGAACAGATTAAAAAAGAAATTCGTGATAAGCAGGCTTTGCTTTATCCAATGTTTGCTGATGACTTTGCAGTAGGTCGTACCCTTTGGGATGTAACAGCATCACAGCGTAAGAAGTGGGCTGACCTTCTTGAGCAAAACGAAGATGACCTTGACTGGAATGACCCACTGTGGAAGGATGGCAAAATCTTTACTATGGTTGACGAGAAAACTGGCAAAGTTGTTGCTCGTCCAGCATGGGATGCCGAAAAACTTATCAAGCAAGATGAGCGTTGGCAGTACACAGAAAATGCCACAAAGACCTACGACAAGTGGGGTACTGCAATTCTTACTAAATTTGGAATGGCGGCTATCTAATGTTTAACTTTAATCAACAAGTATCTGATGGCGGCGGTTCACTAACTGCTGACGAAGTATTATTAGGCAGAGCACAGGCTCAACTAGAAAAATCAAAAGCCCGTCTTGCTGAGTTAGAAAAACAACAGAAGGCTGAAAATGTTGCCAAAGGATTAAATCCTGATGGAAGCAAAAAAACTAACACGCAACTTCTTCAAGAAAGACAAGCAAAAGAAGAAGCAGACAGAGCGGCTTTAGCAGCAAGCAATCCATTATTTAATAAGGCTTCAAAGCCAACCGATGCGCCTGCTGGTATGTACTACCAATGGATTGGTGGAACTAATACAGGTCAATGGCAACTCTATAAGATTCCTGCAAGCAGCACTACTCAAAGTTCTGGGTTTACACCAACCCCTACCCCTACTCCAACATCAACAACGACTACTAAAGCAATTACTCAGGCAGATGTAGATGCAGCGGTTACTAAAGCGGTTGCTGATGCTACTGCAAAGACTGATGCATTGATTGCACAGCAAAAAGCAGATGCTGCTGCGGCTAAGTTTGCTACAAAAACAAAAGCATCTGACCGCCTTAAGTCTATGTTTGATGCTGTTGGCTTAGCAAGCCTTGCTCCTTTTATTAACAAACGAATTATGGAAGATGCTTCTGAGGAAGCAGTGCTTCTTGAACTCTATGACCAACCAGAATATCAAGCGCGTTTTCCAGGCATGAAAGCATTGCGCTCTAAAGGTAAGACAATTACCGAAGCCGAATACATCAAGGATGAAAAAGCATTTGCTCAGACAGCACGCTTCTTTGATGTACCAGTAGGTTTCTATGACACGCCTGATGATTTTGGAAAACTTATTGGAAACCTAGTTGCACCAAAAGAATTCCAAGACCGCTTACAGATAGGTCAGGACTTGGCTCGCGCTATGTCTCCAGGTCTTAGAACACAACTACAAGAGTTGTACAACATTGGAGAAGGTGGCATTACTGCCTATGTTCTTGATTCAGATAGAGCACTTCCACTTCTCCAGAAGCAAGCAAAGGCTGCACAGTTTGTTGGCTTTGGTCGTGAAAAGGGCTTTAAGTTAGAAGGCATTACTGCTGCTGAGGCAGAACAGATTGCTGGAACAGAAGCATATTCCAAACTATCAGCACAACAAATGCAGACATCACTTGCTCAAGCAGCACGATTACGCGAAACCCAATCACGCCTTACAGGAATTGAAGGTGAAGTTTACAACGAGGGTGAAGCGTTAAAGGCTGTTATTGAAGGAAGCCCAGAAGCGCTGCTTGCATCACAACAAAGAGCACAGCGCGAAGGCGCACGCTTTGGTGGTGGTGCTGGAGTAACTGGCTCATCACTTCGTTCAACACCAGGAATATAAAAGAATCCCCACCGTGACCGACTAGCCCACGGGGGCGTACAAGTCTAGGAGCAATAGCCAATTTAGTTTCCCCGAACTTCATTGTGGATTGCGAATACAACTACTAACAAGGGAGATAGGCTGATGCCTACAAATTACCAGTTCGATGACGAAGATGACATTGACACATCAACAGATGTGGTGTCTCAACTCCGTAAGGTAAACCGTGCGCTTGAAAAGCGTACAAAAGAACTAGAACAGGAGTTGGGTGGTCTTAAATCACAGACCCGTCAACGAACTGTCAAGGATGTATTACAGGCAAAGGGATTAAACCCAAAGATTGCAGTATTCATACCACAAGATGTAGATACCTCTGAGGAGGCTATTACTGCGTGGGTAGATGAATACGGAGATGTCTTTGGTGTACAGCCCGCTCAAACAAATGAAGCGCCAACACAAAAGGGTCCAGACCTCTCAGCACAACACCGTATGAACAATGTCGTATCAACTGGCTCAATGCCAAGTATTGATGAGGACATGTTCGCCAAGGTCGCAGGTGTAAAGAGTAAAGAGGACCTAGATGCACTCCTTGGACTTAACTAATAAACAAACATCAACCAATCACCAGGAGGTGAACACATGGCATATAACGACACTACCTCGATGGCGGGACTCGTCAAAACAGCGTATGACCGTTATGTAGAATTCGCACTTCGTGCCCAGCCAATGATTCGTGCAGTGGCTGACAAGCGCCCAGTGCAGCAGGCGATGCCAGGTTCAAGCGTTGTATTCTCACTTTACAATGACTTAGCACCAGCAACATCTGCTCTATCAGAGACATCAGATGTAGATGCAGTAGCACTACCAGATGTCAACACAGTTTCTGTAACTCTAAATGAGCAAGGAAACTCATCACTTACAACTCGCAAGTTAGAGTTGTTCTCACTTTCAGATGTTGACCCAGCAATCGCTGACATCATCGCATACAACATGGCTGACTCACTAGATGTCATCGCCCAGACACCACTTCGTCAGGGTACAAATGTTATCTACTCAGGTACAGCAACATCAACAGCAACAATCACAGCAGGTATGACAATCACATCTGCTAACCTTCGTAAGGCAGTTGCTAAGTTGCGTACAAACAAGGCTGTTCCTCGTCAGGGAAGCCTATACTGGGCAGGTATTCACCCAGAAGTTTCACACGACCTTCGTGCTGAGACAGGCAATGTTGGATGGCGTGACATCCACACTCACACAGAGCAGTCACAGGGCAACCTATGGGCTGGCACAATCGGTACATACGAAGGTGCTTTCTATGTAGAAAACCCACGCATGTTCTCTGAGAAGGCTGGCGCTGACCAGACTGCTCTTGCAACAACAGCAGTAACAGTCGCTGGTACATCAGCAGGCTTTACATTCGGTGTTGCTTCAACAGCCGTCATTGCTTCTCGTGCAGAAGTTGGCGACAAGATTGCAGGAACAGGTATCGCTTCTGGTGCCAAGATTACTGCTATCACAACATCAGGTTCAACAACAACATTTACTGTTGACACAGCAAACACTGCTGCTGTCACAGCAACAACTGTTGTAACCGTTACACCAGTAACAGAAGTATTCGACACAATTCTCTGCGGTAAGCAGGCATTGGCGGAGGCTGTGGCTCAAGAGCCAGGCGTTGTTATTGGTAATGTGACTGACCGCTTGATGCGTTTCCGCCCAATCGGATGGTACGGCGTACTTGGTTTCGCCCGCTACCGTGAGGCTGCGCTATATCGCATTGAATCAGGCTCATCAATCGCTGCACTTTAATCGTGCGGGAGGGGTGGGGCGAAAGCCCTGCCCCTTCACTTATTAGTAAGGACAAACAATGACTCAGTATAAATTCACAACACCAACTGTTGAGGAAACTCCAATGGGTGAAGGAGTATTGTTTGAGCGTTACACCATCACACGAGGTGTCACTGTGATGCGGCATAATGGTATCTACTCCTCTTACCGATACCCAAGTCAGACAGAAACCCTATCTGCACAAGAACTGTATATGGGTGGAACTGTCACTGTTATTGACCAGGCAACCGCTGATGCCCTAACAGCACAGGGATACGGCGCTTACATAGAGGCTATCTAATGAATTTACATCAAAGACAAACGCACCCTGAATATATTGAAGGATGCTTTGGATGCAAAGTTACAACCCTTGAAATGGGAGTAGGCGATGCCAACTCTAAGGTAGCAATGTCTACAAGCAAGTGGGATGCAGAACTAAAAGCCTATAAGGATGCTCGTGCTCAAGGTATTCAACCAGCAGGAACAACCATGGCAAAGGTTCAAGAAGCGGTAAGAATTTCCGACAAGGTTGGTAAAGCCTTTGACGGTAATACGGGAACATTCAAATAGGAGGAGCCATGGCTGCTAGAAAGAAACCAGCAAGTAACAAGGTGCAAAAGGTTCAGGTTATTGATGATAACTACTCACCTTTAGAGCAGTACTGCATAGCCCTAAATGAATACTGGAAGGCGCTTAAGAAGGCAGGCTTCCCTGAGTCAATCTGTATGACACTCATCATGGATAGAGATTCATACCCTGATTGGATTCTTCCTAAGCCAATTAACCCAACCGATATACCACTGTTCGACCCCTACGAAGATGAAGATGAGGACTAATTATGTGCATTAAATGTGGATGCTACGGCTCAGTAAACCCCTACGGTGTAGGTGGTCGCGCACTAAACGCTGCTCCAGCAGAGGCAAACATTGCCTTGTATAACAACATCAAGATTGTTCGCATTGGCGAAGAAGGACCTATGGCAGAAAAGGATGACAAGAATGAAGAAAAGTACTCCTAAGAAAGACAAGGTTGCCAAGGTAATGGGTGAGTTTAAACGCGGAACCCTTAACGCAGGCAAAGACCCAAAGGGTCCAAAGAAGGCACCAGTAGTCAAGAACCGCAAGCAGGCAATCGCTATTGCATTGTCTCAGGCTGGCAAGGCTAAGAAGCGTGCCAAGTAAAAAAGATTCACGGTTGGCACGAGCAGGAGTATCTGGTTTTAATAAACCAAAGCGTACTCCTTCTCACCCAACTAAGTCACATGTTGTGGTTGCCAAAGAAGGCAATCAAGTTAAGACCATTCGATTTGGTCAGCAGGGCGTAACTGGCGATAGAAAGCCAACAGCCCGTCAAGCATCATTCAAAGCACGCCATGCTAAGAACATTGCCAAAGGCAAGATGAGCGCGGCGTTCTGGGCGAATAAGGTGAAGTGGTGAAGAAGAAAGCATTTTGGGATACAAAGAATCCTAACAAGAAATCAAAACCTTTAACTGCATCTCAGAAGGCAAAGGCTAAGGCATCAGCAAAGAAGGCTGGTCGTCCTTATCCAAACCTTGTAGACAACGCAGCAGCGAAGCGAAAGGCTAAGTAATGGCAACAGGAGCAGCAGGAAGTTCATTAGCAGACGAACTTAATCGTCTTGCAAACGGTGGCACATATCCAGTAATGACAGCATACAAAGTAGAACAAGGTGCTGCTAATGCATGGGCTGGTACATCTGGTCTGGGTCTTATTGCTGCTCTTAATTACAAGGCTGATTCAACTCGCCAGCCAGATGATTACAAAGACTATAACGCCATCTGTAATGAGTTAGCAGGAACCACTGGATTATCAGGAGTCGTAGCCCTAAGGAGCATTAACCTATGAGTTCAACATTTAATGAACTAGCAGACCGCGTTGAAGCGGTGCTGCATGGCTACACAGAAAATACTGAGCCAAGCACTTGGCTTACAACTAGCGCTACTAGCACAACTACAACGCTATCTGTGTACGATGCAACAGGCATTGGTCGTGGCTATGTACAGATTGACGATGAAATTGTATTCGTTAACAACACAGACAATGTAGCCAATACTCTTACCCTTGCACCTTGGGGTCGTGGACAGCGTGGTACTACCGCTGCAACACATGACCAAAACGCAAAGTTAATAGCCTCACCATTGTTCCCACGCAATGAGATTAAAAAGGCTATCAACAATACTATTGATGCTATGTACCCAATGGTATTTGCTACTGCTAGTACAGACTTTAAGTTTATTGCAGCACGAACCACATACCAGTTGCCAGCAGATTTCCAGAACGCACTTGGTGTTACCTACTCAACAGTAGGACCAACAAAAGAGTGGATGCCAGTTCGTGCTTACAACCTAGACCGCTCAGCAGATACAGATGCATTTACTTCTGCTCGTAGCATTAGCGTTTACGCAGGCATTGTGCCTGGACAGACAGTGCATGTATTCTATTCAAAGCGCCCAACACTTCTTGTCAATGGCAATGATGACTATGCTACAACAACAGGTTTGCCTTCATACTCAGAAGATGTAGTCATCTATGGCGCAGCCTTCCGTATGGTTTCATTCTTGGACCCTTCACGCCTTGGTCCACAGTCTGCATCTGCAGACATCCTTGATGGTGTGCGACCAACAGGTTCTGGACAGAACGCTTCCAGATACTTGTACAGCATTTACCAGCAGCGTTTAAACGAAGTTGCGGACAACCAACGCCGTCAACACCCAATCCGTTCCCACTACCAGAGATAGGTTAAAAAATGGCAGCAGGCGACCCAGGCTCCCCAGCGCGGTACTACTCCTCGATTGCAGTAGAAACAGCGCTCTCAGGTTCCATTCCAGCACAGGCACAAGGCGCGGCAAACACCGCGTTCATTGTCGCATCTGTCTCTGGCTTTCCTTCATCATACCCATACACACTTATTGTTGACCCTGATACTTCTAAAGAAGAAGTAGTCACAGTAACTGCTGGTTCAGGTACAACACTTTCAGTAACCCGTGGTTCTGATAATACCCAAGGCGTAGCACACTCCGCAGGAGCAGTTGTCCGCCACGGTGTATCAGGTCGTGAGTTCCGTGAAGAACAAACTCACATTGCTGCCCGTGGTTTTGATATTGACCAAACAATCCTCGACCTTGCCAACCAGACACATGTGCATGGTATTGTCACAGGCGAAGGTGTCGTTGTTGGAACTCTCAAGGCACAGACACTTACACAAAAGACTCTTACTACACCTATTATTAACGGCGCTACAATTACAGGTACAGTCACTGCAACAAGTGCAACCTTTACTAGCCCAACTATCTCAGGTTCACCAGTTATTACTGGTCTATCTAGCGCTGGCATGGTGGCATCATCTGCTACACCTAAGGATTATGTAGACAGTATCCTTGGCTCAGCAACCTCTGCTGCAATTAGCGCAGCATCTGCTGCAGTCAGCGCAACCTCTGCTGCTACTAGCGCTACATCGTCAGCAAATAGCGCAACAGCATCTGCTTCATCTGCAAGCGCATCTGCAACTAGTGCATCTGCTGCTGCTACTTCTGCTACTTCGGCTGCAGCCTCTGCTACCGCAGCAGCCACAAGTGCTACTAGTGCTGCTGCCTCTGCTACTGCTGCTGCAACTAGCGCAACAAGTGCTGCTGCTTCTGCTACAACTGCTGCTGCTTCTGTAGCAACTATCGCAGGCTATGCAACATCTGCTGCTAACAGCGCAAGCGCTGCAGCAACCTCAGCAACTTCTGCTGCTGCATCAGCCACGGCTGCTGCCACATCAGCAACAAGTGCTGCAGCAAGTGCAACGGCTGCTGCAACAAGTGCAACAAGTGCAGACAGCGCAGCATCTATTGCTATTGCTCAAGCATCTAATGCGTCAGCATCAGCAACTGCAGCAGCAACATCTGCTACAAGTGCAGCCAACTCTGCTACAGCAGCAGCAACTTCTGCAACATCAGCAACAGCCAGCGCTACTGCTGCTGCTACAAGTGCTGCATCTGCATCTACCAGTGCAAGTTCTGCATTGACATCGGCTAATAGTGCTGCAACATCATACGATGAGTTTGATGACCGCTACCTAGGCTCTAAGACATCTGACCCTACAGTAGACAATGACGGTGGCGCTCTTATTACTGGAGCGCTTTACTTTAACTCAGTCATTAGTGCGATGAAGGTTTACGATGGTGCAGCCTGGGACCTTGTAGCACCTGACACATCTAACTTTATTGATAAAACAATCCTTACCGCTAAAGGTTCTTTAATCTCTGCAAGTTCAGCATCAACACCTTCCGTACTAACCGCTGCTTCAACTAACGGATACATCCTTAGTGTTAACAGTGCAACAACTACAGGACTTGAATGGGTTGCTGCTAATCCTGGAGATATAACTGGAGTTACAGCAGGTACGGGATTATCTGGTGGAGGAACTTCTGGTGCAGTAACAGTAAGTCTTGACACATCAAGTGTTTATGTAGTGCCTGCACAAGCAGGGCAAGCAGGAAAATATTTAACAACAGATGGTTCAACTGCAAGTTGGGCTGTAGTAGATACAACATCAATAGAAATAAACTCCATAATGGGCGTTTACTAAGCGAAAGGTACAGTAACTAATGGCTGTAACATCCAAAACGCTGGCTAGAACATCAGCAGCGACAACAAGCACAACCCTATATACACAACCTAATACTTCAACGACTACGGTAGTTACTAATATTTTGGTGACTAATACTACTGCAAGCACTGCTAACTTTACATTAGATTTTGCTACTGTAACAGCGGCTACTTCAGTATCTGTCGGTGCTTTTGACACTACGGTTATAGATTTAAAACAGGTAATCCCAGCAACTAACCCTGCTGCTACTATTACTGGCAGTGCTTCTACCACTGGTATTAGATTTCACATTTCAGGAGTGGAGATTTCCTAATGACTCCAGTATTTAGTATGAAAAATGGAACCATCTCTGGTTCTTTTCTTAATGGCAATACTCGTTATGAGCCAAATCCTTTTGCAACTTCTAGCGGTGGTACGGATATAAGCACATCTACTGATTGGATTATGCAATTTAATTCAAGTGGTACCCTTCGTACTACTGGTACAAACAACATTACTTACCTAGTTGTAGGTGGTGGAGGTGCTGGTGGATGGTCAGGCATTTCTGGCGGTGGTGGTAGTGGAGAACTTAAAACTGGTACAGTCAATAGCGTTGCTGCTGGAAATTACACAGTTACTATTGGTAATGGTGGTGCTAACGCTACTGGCTCTTATGCTACTGGTACTACTGGTGGTGTTGGAGGTACAACAACTCTTGCCTTTACATCTTCAATCTCATCAGTAGGTGGTGGCGGTGGAGGCTCATACAATGTAAACATCAATGGTTCAAATGGCGCTAGTGGTGGCGGTGGAGCAGGTGGTTATGGTTCTGGTGTAGGTACTGGAGGAACTGGTCAAGTTCACTATAACGGCGGTTCGGGTAGTTACTACGCTAGTGGTGGTCAACAAGGTCAAGGCGGCGGCGGCGGCGGTGGTGGCGGTGCAGGTGGTGCAGGTGCTAATGTTGTTAAACAAAATTTAAACGCCCAAGGACTAGCAGGTGCTGGTGGTATCGGAGTTCAAAACGCTATTACTGGTACTCAAGTTTATTACGCAGGTGGCGGTGGTGGCTCTAGCGATAATGACGGAGCAGGCGGTCAAGGCGGTGGTGGAGCAGGTAGTGGCGCTCCACAAGCAAATAAAGGTGGCGGTGGCGGTGGAGAATACCGCAATACTCAAACAGGATATGGCGGTGGCTCTGGTGTTGTCATTGTTAAGACTCCGAAATAAGACCCTGAAAGGTTAATTAAATGGCTACTTTTGTAAAAATAGACGACACTAATACTGTAACAGATTGTATACTTATTGATGATTCTAACTGTTCTATTGATGGAGCAGTTAGTGAATCCGTTGGTAAAGAATTTATTGCTAGTCTTAATTTAGATGGCAAATGGATATTATCTGCACCTGGTGTAAGAAACAAAACAGCATCTCCAGGAGATAAATATAATCCAGATAAAGATATATTTGTTATAGATGAATCTATATTTAATACAAATTTTATCACCCCTTGGCAAACAATACTTCAACCAACCAGTCCATCTATTATGATAGATGCACCAGTACGCTCTGCAAATCAGTTTACTGCACACGCTGTACATCATTTATTTCCAGAGGCTTTTCAAAGATGGGGATATTTGTACCAACACAACCCTAATACTTTTAAAGAAACAGTTGGATTATTTGATGTAGTTATGACTGTAGTTCGTAATCCATTAGATAGTGTTGCTTCACATATTTATGCTGGAAAGTATGAAACTGGTGCTGAAATTGACAAAGCATTTAATGAGAATAAAAAGTTTCTTGATGCTATACTTGAAGCAAAAAACAACATAGAAATATTTACTTTTGAGGAAGTAACTCAGACTCCTGAAATCTTAGGTACTAGACTATCTCAGTTACTTGGGGTTGAAGCAGTGCCTTATGACCATGAAGCAGTCTTGGCTGAAATATCTAAGTTACCAAAAATAGATTATTATGCTATGCCAGTTAACAACTCAGCAGAACTAGAACAAATTAAATCTGATTTAAATGCAAGGTATGCAGAGAAAATCAATGAGTCCATGGTAACATATAACGCTATATTAGCCTGATATGTTAAGGGGACAAGATGAAAGAAATAAAGTTCTTTCCAGTAAAAAAGGAAGTTGAACTTGGGGGCAGCGCTCCAAAGCCTGCCCTTAAGTTCATACCTGAGTGGTATAAAAATATACCTATATATACTGATAACGAAAAAAAATTAAGTATGAAAGAAGATGCTCAAATGCATAATCATACTTTAAAAAAATGTGTTCCCTTTTTAGATGCAATGACTTCTGGATATGTATTCACACTTGATGATGATATATATGTTGAGCAAGTTAATAACGAACCATACATCAGATGGAAGTCTGAGGTAGAAATTATTACTTGGCACTCCCTCAATCAATTTCCAGGATTTTCTATACCCGATGATTATCATTATATGGTTGCTAAGTTTCACAACGATTGGAAAATAACAACACCAAAAGGTTACAGCCTTTTTTGCACACACCCGTCCAATAGATTTGATTTACCATTTAGAACTATTAGCGGTTTTGTGGATACTGATACTTACAGTCAGCCAATACAATTTCCTTTTATTCTTAAAAAAGGTTTTGAAGGAATAATAGAAGCAGGCACTCCAGTTGCTCAACTAATTCCAATTAAAAGAGATGACTGGAAATCAATTCAAGAACCATATAATGCAGATGTTGCTTACAAAAACTTTAGAGCGTTTAGAAGAACTTTTGCAAATTCATATCGCAAAAACTTTTGGCAGAAAAAGAAGTATCAATAAAATGATTATTCAAATTATCGGTTTACCTGGCAGTGGTAAGACAACACTTGCCACTGCTCTGGCTGACCGCATCAATGCTGTACATTTAAACGCTGATTATGTACGGGCAACCATTAACTCTGACTTAGGCTTTGCGCCAGAGGATAGAGTTGAACACGCCCGCCGTCTTGGTGAGATGGCTAAGATGCTATCTAGCCAAGGCTTAGATGTTGTTGTTGACTTCATCTGCCCTACCGCTGCTACTCGTGCAGCCTTCGGTAAGCCTGACATCTGTATCTGGATGGACACTCTTGCCGAGGGTCGCTTTGAAGATACAAACAAACTGTGGGAAAAGCCTACTGAGTTTGACTATCATTTTGTGTCTTACGACAGTAAAGGTCAAACAGATTTAATCATTGCTCAGTCTGGTCTGCATGACTGGAAGGCACCTACAACCCTATTGCTTGGTCGGTATCAACCATGGCATGAGGGACACCACGCACTATTGGAGAAAGCACATGAGCGTACAGCACAGGTTGTTATTGGCGTTAGGGATACTCACGGCACTAGCGAGAAAGACCCTCTCCCTTATCAAGAAGTTGCCAATCGGATACGAGCCGAAGAACGGTCATCTTTCGTTGTAAAGTTTCCTAACATTACGAACATAGTTTATGGGCGTGATGTTGGCTACAAGATTGAGCAAGTTGATTTAGGTGCAGACATACATGCAATCTCAGCAACACAGAAAAGAAAAGAACTTGGCTTGTGAAAGTAAGCAAGTCCCGTTCATTTACTAAATCACTCAGTTATAGAATCTTTGGAACACTTAGTTCTTTTGCTGTTGTATTTGTTATTACTGGCGAAGGAACTCTTTCTGCGCTGATTGCGCTTTGGGAAACAGTAGTCAAGATTGGTATCTATTACTGGCATGAAAGAATCTGGGACAAAATATCCTGGGGTAGAAAATCTAATTAAGGAGACATAGTGGCAAGTCGCCCACCTGATATATCCGAGCGCGTGATAATTGACCTGTCTGGTCGAACATCCGCCTACTATGACCCAACCACATACAAGTTTGATGTTGCTATCGGTGGCATGCCGTTTATCTATGGCATCACAGATGCAACACCATACCGCCGTCAGACTGCAGAGTTTAGAACTCAGCGCTTTGACAATGCCCGTGACCCAGGTGAGCAATCACTGTCAGGCTCAGGCTATTGGATTCGTTCACAGTCATCCTTCCACTTAGGTGGAGGCATCACATACCAAGAGCCTATCGTTGGCACGCCTGATGAGGTTAAGTTTCAGTTCTCTGACTCAGTAGGCGTAGACCCATGGACTCCAGGACAGTTGAGCCTGCTCCACTCTACAAGCCTTACACAGGCTTCTACTGCCCGCTCTGGTGTTTTCTCTACCATTATCAGTGGCGTTGAGTACCTAGTTAAAGTCACTGGTTCAGCAGCCGTTACAGCCCGTGTAACAACCACTACTACTGCTGGTACAACAGCAACAATTATTAACAACACAGCCATTAATGAAGAAATTCTTTATGCTGCAATGGGTGGTAATGACTTAATGATGGTCACACCTACTAAGGTATGGCGTTACTCATTCGATGCCGTTAGCCCTGCCTTACATCAGGACTACGCGATTAACACAGCCAATGCTACCTCTGCTTTTATCTCTTATGTCAAGCAACGCTTTATGTTGGGCTTTACTGATACAGCAAAGAATACATTTGTCTATGAGTTGGTACGCAACACAGGTTCAAGTATCAATATCAGTACACTTACCGCTGTTAATGGTAGCGCTACCTTACCTATTGGATTTAGATTCATGGGTATTACAGAGTCAAGTGCTGCTATCTATGTCGGTGGATTCTCAGGTGATGAAGGTGTCGCCCTTAAGATTTCAGTAGATAACACTGGTGCACTAAGCACTATGACTACAGTACTTGTGCTACCACGAGGCGAACGCCTTACTGCTTTGTATGGATACCTTGGTACCTTTGTAGCCATTGGTACTAGCCAAGGCGTGCGGATTGCAATCTCAGATGCTACTGGCAACCTATCTTATGGTCCGCTTGTGTACGAATCAGCCTACGATGTCTATGCATTTACAGCCAGAAACGAATACATCTGGGCTGGTGTAAAAAGTGAAGTAGATAGTTACTCAGGACTTATCCGTATTAACCTTGGCTCACCATTAGGTAGCGGCAAGTATGCGTACGCTAAAGATATTTATGCATCAGGTACTACTGGCTACATCTGGTCTATTGCTACATTTGCCAACGGACACAAAGCATTTACAGTTGAGGACTCTGGATTATGGCGTGAGTCGCAGACAGATTATGTTGAGTCAGGTGAGATAACTACTGGCGTTATTCGCTTTGATACTTTCGAGAACAAGGCATGGAAGCGTATTAAATTGCGCCTTGAAGGAACACTACAAGGTGACATAGATATGTTTCGTGTTATTGATGGTACAGACATAGCATTTCAGACAGTGCCAGAAGGTACTACCGCTATCTATGACTATGACTTAGCACCTGTCTTTAATGATGTTACAGCCGAAGCACAGTTCAAGTTCCGTTTAAACAGAAACAATACAGACCCAACTAAGGGTGCTGTTATCTATGGATACTCAGTCAAGGCTTTGCCTACACCTACTCGTGCTCGAGTACTACAGATTCCATTGTTCTGCTTTGACCAAGAGACTGACCGCAATAAACAAATCATTGGTTATCAAGGCTATGCACTTGCTCGCTTGCAAGCGCTAGAACAAATGGAAGCATTGGGCGAAACGCTCATCATCCAAGACTTTACTGCTGGTGGAGAACCTATCGAAGCAGTGGTTGAGCAGGTTACATTTACCCGCACAACACCACCTAACGGAAACTTCTCTGGTTATGGTGGAGTAATTCAAGTAGTTGCTCGTACTGTCGTCTAATACATAAGGAAAATAAATGACTCCTGCTCAGTGGCTAGGTTTAGCCATATCCGTTTGTACCCTCGTTGCTGCATTTGCTACAGCAGTTCGCTGGTTAGTAAAACATTACCTGTATGAACTTAAGCCTAACTCTGGCTCAAGTATGCGTGATGAGATTACAGGTCTTAAGCACGAAGTTGCAATCATTAAAGACCTAGTTCTTGAGTTAGTAAAGAAATGAGTAACGATGAAATCTGTTGCCAAGAAAGCCACACCTGCCGCAGTTGCAGTCCTACGCCAAGCCACAGCGATAGCACCATTGCGTATGAAAGCCAGCGATGGGCTTCTCCCATCGAACGCTCATCTCAAGCAGAGTCCAGTCAGCGACCATAACACTGGTCTTGCTGTTGACTTAACGCACGACCCTAAGAACGGTATTGATTGTGAAGAAATATTTGAGAAACTTAAAGAGGATAAGCGTGTCAAGTATCTTATCTTCAAAGGAAAAATCTGGTCCAGAGAAAAGTCAAAGTTGGGAAACAGACGGTACACTGGGAGTAATCCTCATAACAGGCATCTACATATTTCTATTGAGTCCGCTATGGCTACCGATACTTCTCCGTGGTTTTGGTGGATGAATCAACCTAAGATTGTTAATCAAGTTATCGCAAAGGTAACACCAGTGCCTGCTAAGAAGGCATACAAGACAGAGGTTTGTACCTGTTGCAAATTGCACGGTGCAAAATAAACGAGGAGGAAACAATGGAACAATTTAAGCAACTCGGACTGACATGGTTCCGTGCTGCGGCATCTGCTGCGATTGCACTTTACCTTGCTGGCGAGACGGACCTTAAGACCCTTGCTGCTGCAGCCCTTGCAGGCTTTGCAGGTCCACTACTCAAGTGGCTTGACCCATCAGCAACTGAGTACGGTCGCGGCTCAAAGTAATCGTTTAAACAAAAGAACCCCCGCCTTAGAGAAATCTAAGAGCGGGGGCTTTTTTGCTTTTCCTTGACCACTTCCCCAATAGCCAAGAAACTTAACCGCCAGTCTTGTAGAACCCTGGACCTCTAAAGTGTACCGCAGGTGGTGTGAATACGCGCCTCATCTCACCCTCACATAGGCTACATGTTGGCACATTGCTTGACTCTTTAACTGATAGATGCAGTTCCTGCACTACATTGCAGGCGTTACATTGGAAGTCATACTGTGGCATCTTCACCATCCGCAGGAGTAGGTACTGTTACTTGTGCTCCACACAATGCACACTCTGCATCTGTGAACCAAAGCGAAATTTCATTTTCCTCAAACATGCAGCCGACTTTAAAAAGTCGTGAGCCACAAGGACAAACATGCGTAGGAATACCACGATAGTTAGCCAGCATGCTAGACTTGGGCTTCCGCTTGAGCCTAGATACAATTAACCAGTTCATCACGAACAGGAGTGTAATCAACTTTTTAAAAAATTACATGGATGTAATTCATCGGCGTGTCGCAGAATAGATGAGACATTGTGTAGTAAACTCCTCTATTGCAAAGGAGAAAAATGACACTAGAAGAAAAGACTGGGAAGAACTACATCTCCCACAGTGCCATGTCTACATGGCTTAATTGTGGTTGGTCGTATTATCTATCCCGTATTCAGAATGTCCCGCAGAACCCATCCTACTGGCTAGTAGGGGGTAAGGCACTCCATGAGTTAACCGAAATCTACGATGCACTACCACTGGGTAGCCCGTTTGATACCACTGCTGTATTTAATCAGCGATGGAATGAGAACTACAAGCAGGCTGACAATGGCATGGAGTTCCGTGCTGGTGGCAGAGCAACCAAGGCGTATCCCAACAAAGAGGATGCATCATGGTGGTTAGATAACGGACCCAAGATGGGTGACTTCTGGGTGCAGTTCCGTCATGACAGTGGCTATCAGATGTACCACCTACCAGACGGAGCACCTGCTATCGAAACCGAACTCAATGTGGAGGTTGGTGGAGTTAACATGAAAGGATTTCTTGACCGCCTTATGGTTGCGCCAACAGGCGAACTTGTCGTGGTGGACATCAAGACATCCAGTAAAGCACCAATGACATACACTCAGTTAGGCACCTACGCCATTATGACTGAGAAGTTATTGGGTATTCGCCCTACCTTGGGGGCATACTTCATGGCTCGTACTGGTGAGTTAACACCTCCAGTAGACCTATCGCACTACACAGAACCACGCCTTGCACAATGGGTAAGTGGATTCAAGATTGCCGTTGACAACAACATCTTTATCCCACAGCCAGGATTTATGTGTGGTACATGTTCAGTCAACAAGGCATGCTATGCAGTAAAAGGTGAAGATTCACACATGTACCCCGAACTAGGAGAAACAAATGAGTAACGAAAACGCAGCAATTCAAATCAACTTCAAGACAAAGAAGGATGGCATGCTCATCAACCTTCGCGCAGGCGATGTTGCTGAACTTGACCTACTGATTGATGGCTTGACTCAGCGCCTTGCTACATTGATTGACCTTGAGACAACCACTGAATCCATGGCTACAGTTAAGACTGTATTTCCTGGAGCAGAGGTAATCAATCAAGGTGCAGCACCAATGCCTGCATACGCACAGCCAGCACAGCATGCACAACCTGCTGCTCAAGGCTACGCACCAGCACCTGCTGCTACACCAATGTGTACATGCGGTGGTGGACCAATGCGTTTGGTCAAGGCTGGTATCTCAAAGTCAACAGGCAAGCCATACCGCGCCTTCTTCTCATGCCCACAGCCACAAGGCTCACAGTGTAACAACCGTCAGAACGCGTAGTACATGCGCCGTTTATCCCGTGCTATCAAGACTGCCTCGCAAGGGGGTGCCACATTACCTACGGTGTGGCGCTCACTTGCGGAGCAACAGATAGCGTTTAGACGGGGGGAAGTGAGCATGGTTGCAGGTCCTCCAGGTTCAGGTAAATCTACCTTTGCCTTGTCACTTGCAGTCCATGCTCAAGTTCCTACCTTGTACATCTCAGCAGATACTCACTCACATACTATGAGTTTGCGTTTGCTTGCGATGATTACAGGCAGACCACAACAAGAAGTAGAACCACTGATGGAAGCAGACAGAGAGTGGGCAGCGCAGATGCTCAAGCCTGCTGACCACATCATGTGGGAGTTTGACTCAGCACCTACGCTTAAGGATGTAGAGGATGCAGTCCTCGCATCACGAGAACGCCTTGGTCAAGATGTTGAACTCATCGTGCTTGACAATGCAGTGGATGTAACCCTTGATGGACAAGATGAGTGGGGTGGACTACGCCTTCTCATGCGTGAACTCAAGTGGTGGGCTAGAGAAACTGGCGCTGCTGTTGTTGTTTGCCACCATACAAGTCAGGGAGTTGTGGGTAATCCTTGCCCACCAAGCAGTTCCCTGCATGGAAAGATTGCTCAGACCCCTTCGTTAATCCTTACTGTGTATAACCAAATCGCTTCGATGGGTGTGTGTGCGGTAAAGAATCGTTATGGTCCAGCCGATTCGACAGGCGCAAGTCCAGTGTGGCTTGCATACAACCCAGCCAGTATGCAACTGGCAGATTTATTACAGGCATAAGGAGAAGTTATGACACCTAAATGGGAAATCAAAGTGGTGGAAAATGCGGGAGAACTGCAGGGTAGTTTAAACGCAGAGGATGTAGTCGTCCCAACTAAGCCATTGATTACAGACATTAAATCGCAGTTGATGTTTATACCGAAACAGTTTTCATGGACAGTGGGATGGAGAGCGTATGTTTGGCAGGAAGAAGAAAGCGGAAGATTCAAAGACCTCACAGATGAGGAATTCAAAAGACTCCTTGATGAAGGCACTATCAGTTACACCAGAGATGATGGAACAGGCAGTGATGTCAGCGAAACAAATTCCAGCGGAGATGAAACAAGCAATACTTGATGGACTACCAGAGTTTATTGAACGCATTGATGAGGCTACACAAAAAATCTACGACCCATCACAAGTCTGGTTTGAATCTTTACAGTTCGCTGATTATGTTGGGCAGTTGGCTGAACATCTTACTGAGGACCACGGACCAGAGTGCAGAGAAGAAATCGCAACCCAACTCCGACTCATGAGTGAGTCATGGAAAGACCTAGCAGAGAACGCAATGGAAGTACTCGACAAGTCAGAGGAAGTGTTTAAACATGGCGCATAGTAGTAAAGAAACATTATCAGTTATTTGGTGTGACAACGGGAACACTGACGGCAAGTTCACAGAGGGCTTGGTATACAGCATCATCACTGGTGAGGTGCCATTCCATAACGCTATCCGTGTACAGGGTAATCAGATTGCACGCCAACGACAGGCTGCCTTCGAGATGTGGAACAAGGTCGGTACTGATTGGGCGTTGTGGGTTGACTCTGACATTGTACTTACCAAAGAAGTAGTCAAGACTCTATGGGATACCGCTGACAAGATTGCTCGTCCAGTTGTAAGTGGTGTTTACTTTATCTCTAAGCAGATGGAGAACTCATTGATGATGCCTATGCCTGCCATCTTTGATGAGGGTGGGAATGAGTACGAGATTAAACATCATCATCCACTGCCACGCAATCAAGTCATCAAGGTTGATAGCGCTGGCTTAGGTCTGGTCTTAATGCATAAGTCTATTATCAAAGCATTGCATGAGAAGTTTGGTGAGTCTGACTTTGTGTTTGCTGAGAACAACGCAAGCGGTGAACAGTTTATTGGTGAGGACATCGCCTTCTTCCGCAAGGTTAAGGCTGCTGGTGTACCAGTTGTGGCTAACACTGGTGCATTGGTCAAGCACATGAAGCGCTTTGCCTTCGATGATAATTACTATAACCTCTACTGGGCAGCCATTGAAAGCGCAGAAAGGAATCAGCAAAATGCCAACACAGCAAGCGAGTAACAAGCGCAGAGGTGCTGCATTTGAAATAGAACTAGCAGACTGGCTTATGGCACAGGGTTTAAACGCACAGCGTTTGCCAAGAGCGGGGCGCAATGACATCGGAGATGTCTACCTTCCTGCTAATACTGATGGCTATGTCATTGAAGCAAAGGCACCACGCCGTGATGGTCGTATTGATTTGAGTGGATGGTTGCGTGAGGCTGAGATTGAAGCAGAGAACTATCGTGTGCAGAAAAGACTGGTGCTCGCACCATCCCCATTAGTAATTATTAAGGCAAGCAATAAGGGGATTGGAGAGTCGTATGTCGTACAGAGGCTCCGTGATGCACTCCCAAAACTCTAAGCATGACATCGTTAAAGTACTAGAACACTACGGATTTACAGTACCAACTAATCGTGGTGGTTGGGTAACAGTGCGCTGTGCCTTCCACAATGATAAGGTTAAGTCAGCGCGTTTAAACATAGACAACGGTGGTTTCCGCTGCTTTGCATGCGAGATGTCTGGTGATGTCTACTCACTCATTATGAAGAAAGAAGGAGTTACCTATGTCAAGGCTCTCGAAATCGCAGAGGGAATTACTGGCGAAAGCAACAGAGAACTACGAAAGAAACCTAGACGAGGTGGCTCCGTATCTGGAGAGTCGAGGTATAACCAAGGAGACAGCACTTATGTTCCGCCTCGGCTTCGTAAAGAATCCTGAGACAGGACACGAACCATACCAAGGCAAGTTGGCTATCCCATACCTGACACCATCAGGAGTAATTGACATACGCTTTCGCAGTTTAAACGCAGATAGCGGACCGAAGTATCTATCAAGACCTGGTGCAAGCACACACATTTTTAATGTGGCTGCATTGAATACAGACTCTGATGTGCTGGTCATTTGTGAGGGTGAGATTGACACGATGATTGCTACACAAGTGGGCTTCTCTGCTGTTGGTTTGCCTGGTGCTAATAACTGGAAACCATTTTATACAAGAGTCCTTGCGGATTGGGAAAAGATTATGTTGTTCTGTGATGGTGACAACGCTGGTAAGGAGATGGCTAAGACAATTACTCGTGAACTGGACAATGTGTTCCCAATCTTTATGCCTGAGAACTGTGATGTGAATGATGTGTACCTCGCCGAGGGCGCAGAAGGACTACATAAACGAGCGGGTGTTTAAACATGGCAAAGAACTCATCATTTGATTTAGATTTTGGATACGGTAGAAAAGGCGAGCAGTTAGTAGAGGAACTGTTAACCGAAGGCAAGACTATAGAAGTCAAGCGTGACCGCAAATGGTGGGTTACTAACAATCTTTACATTGAAGTTGAGTGCTGGTTTATGAAGTCTAAATCATGGGAGCCATCGGGCATCATGGTTACTGAGGCTGCATACTGGGCATTTGTATTAGAAAAGGGTGTGCTCATGGTACCAACAAGCCATGTGTTGTACGCCATTAAAGAGTTTGGCAGAGAAATTACTTGCGAGATACCTCCGAACAAGAGTAAAGGTTATCTGATTACAGTAGATGATTTGCTCACAGCAATGCGTAAGTTAAAGAATGAGAAAGAAGAACCCAAAGATGGATGAGCAAGACAAGGTATGGGAAACTATCTATGGCACAGCACGACAGGTTGCATCGCGCAGTAACCGCATCCATCGTGGACTTGTAACTACTGATGATGTGTACCAACACCTATCTTTGTGGGCATTAGAACACTGGCACAAGATAGAAGAATGGGAACAGCAAGAGTCGTTGAAGTTTAAACTGCGCCGTACTTTCTACAATGAAGCACAGAAGTATGTTGCAAAAGAACGCATGCACCATTCACGCACGCCTATGTCTGACAGTTTTTACTACACCCATGAAGTACTACACGAACTATTGCGTGATGTGTGGGAGCATGAAGGGTGGACAGATACAGCAGACTTAAGCAATGAGTATGTGTCTAAGTCAAGCAAGCCAGCAGAAGGTGGCAACCGAATGGCTTTGCTATCTGATGTGGCGGCAGGGCTAAAGCGTTTAAACGATGCAGACCAGGCGCTGCTGCGGCTAAGATACGCTGATGGTGGCATGGAGTTTGATGCTTTGGCTGAGGAATACCAAGCAACAGAGGAAGCCATACGCAAGCGTGTCAAGAGGGCGTTGACTAAGTTGCAAGATAGATTAGGTGGCGAAGCGCCAGTGTGGTATGGGCGTAGGCGTAACCGCAGTAATGCAGAAGCACGAGAGGAAGTAAAGAACAATGACTAAGAAGAAACTAATACGGATTGTAGTATTGATTGAGATTGTACTTGTAATTGTAATGCTTAAGTTAGTGATGGACTACAAATGATTATAGGTTTGAGTGGGTATGCACGCAGTGGTAAAGATACAGTTGCTGAACTGTTGTGTTTAAACTATGGATACAAGCGCGTATCATTTGCTGACCCAATGCGTGAGGCACTGTTGCGTTTAAACCCTACTATCAACCATGAACCTCTGGCTCATCTGGTGAATGATTATGGTTGGGATGTAGCCAAGACTAACCCTGAGGTGCGCCGTTTGTTACAAGTGTTTGGCACCGAAGTTGGTAGAGAAATGTTTGGCGAGAACTTCTGGGTTGACTTAGCGTTTAAACAAGTGCAGCAAGAGCGCGTTGTGTTTGCTGATGTTCGCTTTCCTAATGAAGCACAAGCCATAATCAAAAGAGGTGGGCAAGTGTGGCGTGTACAGCGTGAAGGACACAAGCCTGTGAACTTACATGCATCTGAAACTGCAATGGATAACTGGCGCTTTGATGATTTGATTCTTAATCATGGCAACCTTGATGACCTAGCCGATGAAGTCTTTATGTTGGCTAAGCAAAAAGAAATTAACTTGGCATAAAAGAAGAAGCACCGCGAGGGACTGGAACCTCAAGCGGTGCTTCTCTGTTGTAGCCTATCAGACTACGAACGAA